TGTTTAGTGTTAGACATTGATCTTGCTAATGCTCTTGTATATCTGCTTGAAAGTCTATCATAGAGATTATCCTCAATAGCTTCCTCAGTTATAGCAAAAGCCAAAGCGATTGTTTCATGAGTGTAACGAGCAGTAAATGATTCATTCGCAGTATCAAAGGAGACGGCTCCGCCTTCCGATTTTTCTGGTGCTGTACCAAATCCTGATAACATTACCTCTTCTTCAAAAGCTCTGTCTGAAGTTTCAGTGTCATAAATTTCGGCATGTTCATTATCATACCTGTCGTACTCCAACCCGAATAAAGCATTCAATCCTGGCTCTAATTCTTTAAGGAGTTGTGATCTTGCAATAGCCATTATACCCTCCTATAGACCAGTAGTTGCAGTATGAAATGGTAAATTAAGTTTTACCAACAGTATAACTCCAGCAGTTGTTACACTAATATCATCAAAACTATCTTTAATACCAATAATTCTAAAGTTATCAGTCGCTGTAGTTGCTCCCGCAGTTGACACAGATAATTCACCAGTAGATTTACCAGTAGAACCATTCTGTGAACCAAATCCAGCACCCTCTGCATTAGAATGTACTAGAGCTTGTGCAGTCGCGGCATTTGTTAAGGAAGCATCTGCTTGAATCTCATACACTTGAAACGGATTGTCATAAACAAGAACCGTTGCTTCTGTACCAGATTTAATTAATGATGTTCCAGGATAAAAGTTACTGAAACGAGGCTTCCCGTCAGTATCTATATAATTACATCCATTCATAACGCCTAGGATTGCCACACTTCCACCATCGGCGGCTGACACATCGACTAAACCATTTGTTAATGGTATGACCATATCACCTTGATAAATTGCACTAGATGATCCAGCCGTCGCCGCTGTCTGTACTTTGTACTCTGTCAGACCCATTGAGTTTGGTGCAGAACCTAATAAATTATGAGGACGTAAACCAAAAGGGGCATCAATATTTGTCGCCATTTTTGTCTCCTACTTCATAAGTTAAAATTATTCAGAGCCACTTGCTTTAGCTCCAAAGGTTACACGACTTTGCCTTTCCGGTTTAAGGATCGGCATACTTGGGTGTTGTTCTCTCATCATATCATTATCGACAGCGTCCATTTGATCAGACGTTTTTGCAGAAAAATATTGTTGTCGTTCTTTCCTTGACTCAAGAGGAAATCTCGCAAGTACCAGACCACCCACACCTATCACTCCAGCATGTTTTCCATCCTGAATTGTTGGTGCCTCAAAATCTGGGTACTCATCAGCTCTAACTAAATCAAACCCTTCTCGGATTCTTGCAGATAAATTTTTTACATCGTCATAACCCATTACAGAAGTACGGATCCAACGATGCACAAAACCCTCTGGAGCTGGGGGTGCATCTAAAGTAGATGGTGGTTTCCAAGGTGTTCTACGAGTGTCTTTTGCTCTAGTTGCCTCGGTGCGTGTTTGACGGTTTGACATATTGTCTCCTTCACGTTATGCTAAATTTTGTTTTTGTTTAGCGTATTGTTCTAATGATACACCAAGTTTCTTGGCGATTGCAACCTCTGATTTTGTTAATGTAACCCTTTTAGGATTTTTACTAGCAGAAGTTGTGCGTGATACTCCAGCTACTGGAGTATTAACGGTAGTTCCTTGTGTTTCTTCTTCTTTAAATTTATGTGGGAATGCTTCACGCATACGTTGATCAATAAGTGTATAATACTCATCAGTCAAAGCATATTGCTCTCCATATTGTTTTATTAAATCATTATGAACACTAAACGCTGTCAAAGTCATGGGGTCGTCTGAGCCAAACCAAGTGTTCTTTTCAGCCCATGCTTGAGCTTTTGGATGGACTTGTTTAGGTGCTTGAGGCACTTGTTGTGCTTGTTCGGGTTTAGCTTCTGCTTCTTTAATTTGTTGTTCTCTAGTGATTTTAGCTTTGTTAAGTTCTCCTGCTTCTACTGCTAACCTAGCTAAATCTTTATTTACAGTAACTTGGGTATCCACATCACCAGAAGCGATAGCTTCTGCTAGTTTACGTTTTAAACTCTCTTCCTCAGTGGTTACTCTAGCATCATATTCTTTAATATATGAATCATCTACTGTTTTGGTTCTTTCCTGCAAAGACTTGTTTTCTTTTTGTAAGCCTTGTGCGTATTCAATCGCCGCTTTTTCTCTACGCTCAGCCTCACGTATCTTGTAAGTCATCTCTTCAATACGTGCTCTTACTTTTTTACTATAACCGTCTAGCTTTTCTTCATCCTTAGATTCTTCTTTGGCGGGAGGATCTTCAACTACTTCAACATTTTCATTTGATTCTTGAAGATCAACTTCTACTTCATCTTTTTCTGGCTCAAGGGGTAATTCTTTTTGTTGTGCTTCTGCCATTTTATTCTCCTATGTGTGTAAAATGTCTTCTGGGTTACTTATGGTAGCTAATATTTCATCGTCGTTTAATAATCTAACTTCACCACCATCTATTTTGAATCGGCTTCCTGCATATCTTCCAAATATGACCCAGTCTTTTTCCTTACACCAAGGATTAAAACTCTCTCCAAATTTTTCTTTATCTTTAAATGCAAGAGGACCCATCTTTAAAACATAACCGCATACAGTAGCTAAAGCTTCACGCTCCACTGCTTGATCTGGTATAAAAACACCACCTTCAGTTTTACCTTTACCCTTGAAAGGCAATATCAAAATACGCCAACCAGTAGGTTGGGGCATCTTTTTTAGGGCTGATTCAGTAGGTTCTGTTTGTTCTTTTGGGGTTTCTTGTGCTTGGTACTTCTTCTGTAATCTCTTAGGGATTATTAATTTACTCATGTTCCACCTTTTTGAGCAAGAGTCTAAGCTCTTGTTGTAATGTTGCAAGTTCGGAGAGTCTTGCTCTCACTTCCTTGTAGGCATCAAAACTGTCAATACTGCCATGTAATAGCTGTTCTTCAAGACTTTGTTGCCGTTCTTTTAGAATATTACTTATTCTATCAAAAATGTAAAGATCCATTTACTTTTTTACTTTTTTGTCTTTTTGTTTTTTAAGGGCGGTCTTCCCCTTTTTCGCAATACTGGCTTGTTGAGGTTTCCCTGCGAACTTAGATCTTTGCTCAACGACGGTGAGGATTTGTATTTTTCTGGCATAAGGTTTTTTAATTTTTTTAACTTTTGCCACAGTTTTTCTAGCATCTGCTGGAGTTGCATACTTAATGCTAACAGTATCTTTGGGATTTTCATCTGTGTATAATCTCCTTCCACTACCTTTTGGTTTTTTTCCAGTGCCGACTTTAGGATCTTTTGTTTTTCTTTTTGCCATTCTTTACTAAACTTTCTAATGTTTTAGCTTGTCCCGCATGAGCTTTTGATGCTTTTTTCAATTTGTTGGCAACCTTCATTATTTTACGTTTCATTATGTCCTCTTTGTTTTCTTGGCAGAAGCAAAATGTTTAGCTGTGGGTCTACCTTTTTGTCCAGGCTTTTTCATTTTTTCGCCACTCCCTGCCTTAATTCTTTTACGTTTTGCATGTATATTTTTATATAAACTCATATCATTTACCTCCATTGCTCTAACAAAAGCCATACCTATCATTTTTTCATATTTTCTCTAGCAATACCTTTTGACTTTTCGAAACTACGCATACCACCTAAACCTAATAAAGATAGAGTTAGCGTCATAAGTTCACCTGTGTTTAGTTCTGGTAGAACTACTTCAGGAGCCCAGACACTCGTAGCCCATTCAGCAATAGGCATAATAAAAAATTGTGTAAATAATCCCAAAGCACAAATCCACATTATAGCTGGACGAGCTCCTGCAACAAAAAGACTAGGGTGTTTAGCCTGTTGTACATTAGCTTCTATTTGACCTTTGGATAATTCTTGTGCATGTTTTTGTGCCATAGTAGCAAGGTCATGGGCTAATTTATTTTTTACATCTTTATCTTCAATAAATTTACCAAGTAGATTACTTACTGGACCTATTAATGTTGTCAACATTAAAACACCTGTACTTTGTTTTTATTGATCTTAACCAGTTTACAGTAACATGAGTATCTTTTTTCATCTTCACCAATGAAAACTGTTTGTCCAGTCAATGCTTTTTTAAAATAATTACAAGTATTTACGTTTTCAAAATGTAGCATTCCTGCTTGTACTCCAGCTAAGTAACACATTAACAAAAAGGCTGGACTCACTTAACCCCTTTAAATTTTATACCTTGTCTTGCCATTCTACTGCCACGACTTACCATACCTCCTGCTTCCATATCGGCACGATTATCTCTTGCTCGCATTCTTACAGAACCACCCATATTAAACTTTTGTTTTGACATTTTTGCAGTAGGAACTACACCACCTTTTGCCATACCTCCGTCTGTCATTCTTCTTATATCATCTTCTAACATTTCTTTTAAATCATCAAAGTTAGGGTTTGACTCATCAAGGTTTTTCAATTGCTCTTGTAATTCTTTCAATCTATCATCACTCATGATGCTCTCCTTAAAAATTCGCCAGGACGTAACTCAAAGCGATTGTCCATAGCTTGTAAATATTCTCTTAAAATATCGCTCGTATTTCTTGTATTTATAGTTCCTAGTATGCCTCGTCTATTTGCTTCTGGCAACCCTTCATTGTCTGAACCGTCAGAATCATTATTACCACTTCCAGAAAAATTAGATTTACCAGTAGATTCACTTTCGTCATCAGGATTATAACCAGTATAAGTTGTAACTTCTTCATCTGTCAAAGCTCCTAATATTCCAGGGGCAAGGCTCATTCCAGGAGGACCAACCACAGAACCAACTAAACCCATGATTCCA